CGAAAATATTTTTTGCTTTTTTTAACAGGGTATGCGATACCGTTACTACTCAATAATTATGGAAGGATTGAGAAATGAAAAAGCAATATAGAATTGTTCAGGGCCAGAAGCGTCGGAATGATCCAGAGAAAACGGATTGGGTACGTTTGGGTATTGGGTTCAGCGATAGCAATGGAATGCGGATTAAGTTGAATGCGTTACCGTTGGCGGATGCGAATGGTGAGGTGTGGATTAACGTGTTTGCTGATGACGGTGAAAAGCGGTCTGGTGGCGGCGGTGACAATCGCCAGGCTTCTCAGCAAAGAAGCACGGGCGGCTTTGACGACAGCATACCGTTCTGATGGCTAAGGTTAAGTTGGCACATAGCGTTTACGCTGTGGTTCGAGGTCAACGTATCCAGCATATGATTAAGGCAAAGACGATTGACGAGATCTATGATAAGATACGACGGGCGTATAAGGGCCAGGCAAAGATTTATCAGATCGATGGACGTTTGGTTGGTAAGTAATGGCTAGAACGAGACAAACACCTATTGGACGGTTTGGTGGGGTTCGAGCAACGCAGCGTCGGATAAAGACGAGTGCGACGTTAGAGAACCACAAAGAGGCTGTTGCCCAGGAGTTAATTGCTCTTGGGACGACATCGATCACCGAGATAATGAACTTGGATGGTACGATGAAGCCAGCGGATGAAATTCCTGATTATGCTTTGAGGGCAATTAAGAAGATTACGCCGTTGGGCAATGGCCAGGTATCGATAGAGTTGTTTGATAAAGTTGCGGTGCTGCGCGTGTTGGCGAAGGCAGCGGGGTTCTTGGACAGTCCAGACAGTGACAATGACAAGCCCTCGATTGTTGGGATTAATATGCGCGGCCCACAAACAACAACGTATACTGAGGTTATCGATGATGACGGAACGGGAACTGAATAAAATTTATCGGGAAGCGTTAGAAGAAATATATCGGGTGGCGTCCATTAGTGAGGGTGTCCAATTTTACGCAATGTTAGCAAAGAAAGCGTTGGATAACGAATATGTCGGAGATACCGAGCCTCGATCTGAATTTTGAAAACAGTCCAACTGTTTGGAACTTTTTGCACGACGATAGCTTTGTTCGTGGCTTGATGGGGCCAGTGGGATCTGGTAAGTCGTATGGGTGCGCAGCTGAGATAATGCTTCGGGCGGTCCGTCAAACCCCAAGTCCGCGAGACGGGATAAGATATTCCCGTTTTGTTATCGTTCGGAACACCTATCCAGAACTGCGCACAACCACCATCAAGACCTGGCAAGAGTTATTCCCAGAGGATGTCTGGGGATCGATGCGCTGGCAACCACCGATCTCGCACCATATCAAGATCCCGACCAGGGGGGATATTCCTGGTATTGATTGCGAAGTAATCTTTATGGCGCTTTCTTCTCCGCAAGACGTGCGGAAACTGTTGTCATTGGAATTGACGGGTGCCTGGGTGAACGAAGCCAGGGAATTGCCAAAGGCTGTGATCGATGGTCTGACACACCGTGTCGGTCGTTATCCGACTAAATCTGACGGGGGACCGACATGGTATGGGATCTGGATGGATACCAACCCGCCCGATAGCGATCACTGGTGGCATGATCTCTCAGAGAAAAATAAAATCACTGGCAAGTTTGCCTGGACATTTTTCCGTCAACCTGGTGGCGTTATTCAACCTGATCCTGGTGATGTGCCGAAAGAAAATCCAGATGCCCAGGGATTTGTGTTCTCTGGCGGCAAATGGTGGCAAGTCAATCCAGATGCCGAGAACAGCAACAACTTGCCGCCTGGCTATTATCAACAGCTGTTGGGTGGTAAGAATGTCGATTGGATTAGATGTTACGCCCAGGGCATGTACACCTTTGTACAAGAAGGCAGACCTGTCTGGCCAGAATATGACGATGAGTTAATGTCTGGCGACGTTGAGGTCGATCCATACTATCCAATTCAGATCGGGGTGGACTTTGGTTTAACCCCCGCTGCAATCTTTGGGCAGCGTACCCAGGCAGGGGCTTGGCGGATCTGTGATGAACTTGTCACGTTCGACATGGGCCTGGAACGGTTCGGCCAAGAATTGCTTGGGCGGATCGCAGAGCGATATTCTAAGCATGAAATCTTAATCTGGGGCGACCCTGCGGGGAACAAGCGGGATGAGATCTATGAGGTCACGGCCTTCGATCACCTTCGATCCCTGGGATTTAGAGCGCAACCAACAGAAAGTAACGCTTTCCAGGTTCGACGGGAAGCTGGGGCAAGCCCGATGTCGCGCCTGGTAAATGCAAAGCCTGGTCTAATTGTGGATAAGAAATGTATTCGTCTGCGCAAATCTCTTAGCGGCGGATATTTCTTTAAGCGTCAATCTCTCGGCGCTGGGCAAGAACGGTTTAAAGATGCGCCAGTAAAGAACGAACATTCACACTGTGGGGATGCGTTCGGGTATCTTATGCTGGGCGGCGGAGAACAACGTCGATTGCGCCGTGGATCTTATGGGCAATCTTTCCAGCAAGGTAATTACCAGGCAAACACAGACTTTGAGATATTCTGATGGGCTTGATCCAATTACCTACGTTTCGTATGGGACCAGGGGAACAGATTGTTCCTTTGCAATACTCGCACTTGTTTCAGCTAAAGCTTGGACCGCACGACCAGGAATATGAAAAGTTTATTCCAGGTTATCGAGATTATCTTTTCGATATGTCGGAACAGGGATGGTCCTGGACAGGGATCGGTGGCGGTAAAATCGTTTGCTGTTTCGGGGTGCGGCCTATCTGGGATCATTGTGTCGAGTGTTGGTTCGTTCCCAGTGAGGGACTAGATCGCCATGCCAGGACAACGCTAGTGGGTGCGCGTAAGGTTCTTCAAGGCATATTTGATAGTTATGATATCACAAGAATGCAGATCTTTGTGAAATGTGAGCATGAGGTAGCGTTAAGGTTTGCCAAAGCACTGTATTTTGATGTAGAGTGCAGATTAAGAAAGTTTGGCCCAGAGGGGGCCGACTACTATGCTATGGCGAGGTTTGAGTAATGGGTGGATTTTTTGGTGGTGGTGGTGGCTCTAAGACCACAACAATTGTACAAAAGGCTCCAGAAGCTTCACAAGCGCAAAAAGATGTTGAGCAAGCACAAGCCCGTACTGAGGCACGAGCCGAGGCAGCAACAGTGAAAGAACAGCAAGGCGTTCAAAAGCGTCGCCGTTTGATGCGCACTGGCGGTTTGAGGCTTTTGTTTTCCCCAGCACGACAAGAAGGCCCAGGCAACGTTAAGTTGGGCGGAGGTTCGTAAATGATTTTGCTTGGGAAAATACTGGGCGGCTCAAAGCCCCAGACCCAGCAAGAGAAAACAAACCAGGCATATGCACAATATGCTGGAACCCGCATGGCATCTACTGGAACTTATCAAAGCACCAAAAGCCCATTGCAGAAAATGCAGGATGACTTCTTGATGGACATTGGGTCTAAGCCAAAAGATGCCGATTATTATGCTCGTCTTGATGAGCGCACACGTCGCTCAAAAGAAGCGGTTGCAAGTGCTAATCGTGGCAGCGGGGGAAGTGCTGCCCCAGCTGGTCCAACACCAGAAGAATTAGAAGCGCAACGCAAAGCCGCTGCATTAGCAAAGCGCAAAGAAGAAGGACAGAAAGTCCGTAAAGAGTATGAAAAAAAGAAAGGAACATTGGTCCTTGCCCAGCGCAAGAAATACACGGCCATGTTGAATGTATAATGACAAGCATCAAGAATGATCCGCGAGTACATCGCAAAGTAATCCAAGCGCCAGTAGTAGAGGAAAAGAAAGATGCCGAAAAAGCTGCACCGAAAGCTTCTCCTAAGCGCCGAGAAACTAAATCTAAAGGGAAAGCGTAAGGACGCTTATATCTTTGGAACAATGAAGAAGGTCGAGGAAAGTGGTAAAAAAAGCCCACCAAAATCCTAAAGGCGGATTGAACGCGGCTGGACGCGCGTACTTTAAACGTACCGAGGGGGCCAATCTAAAAGCCCCTGTTAAGTCTGGCGACAATCCCCGCAGAGCGTCCTTCCTGGCTCGAATGGCGGGGAACCCTGGGCCTGAACGGGATAGTAAGGGGGAACCCACCCGACTGCTCTTGTCCCTTCGGGCCTGGGGTGCTTCTTCAAAATCAGATGCAAAGAAAAAAGCTGCGGCCATAAGCAAAAGGAACGAAAATGCCTAGACTTAATGTTAAAGAAGTAATGGCAAGAGAGGCCAAAGCACAAGCGCGTAAAGACGAATGGCGTTCTATTTATGAGGATTGCTATGAATTTGCGTTGCCACAACGTAACTTGTACGGCGGATATTGGGAAGGTAAGACGCCTGGTCAAAACAAAATGCAGCGCGTGTTTGACAGTACAGCGATGGCATCGACCAAACGCTTTGCCAACCGTATGCAAGCTGGCTTGTTCCCGCCCAATAGAAAATGGTGTCGTCTGGAACCAGGCTCGGCAGTCCCAGCCCAAGACAAAGATCGTGCGCAAAAGATCCTCGATGCCTATATGGATCTAATGTTCGATCAGCTGCGTCAAACAAGTTTTGACCTGGCAATGGGTGAATTTCTCTTGGATCTCTGCGTAGGCACAGCTGTGATGATGGTTATGCCAGGCGATGAGGTCACACCGATCCGCTTTACAGCTGTTCCGCAATACCTGGTCGCCATCGAAGAAGGCGCAAATGGTGTGATCGATAACGTCTATCGCAAGCTGCGCATTAAGGCGGAAGCCATCAAACGAGAGTTTCCAGATGTTCAGATGACTGTAGAATTGCAAGACGCGATTGATCGACGCCCTAATGAGGATCTCGATCTGTTCGATGCGATTATCTTTGACCAAGAAACAGGGCGCTATCACTATCATGTGATCTGGCCATACAAATCCCAGGAACTTGTCCACCGTGACATGGACTCAAACCCATTTATTGTTGCGCGTTTCAGCAAAACAGCGGGTGAGATCTATGGCCGTGGTCCCCTGGTCGATGCGATTGCAGACATCAAAACGCTAAACAAAACGCTAGAACTTGTATTGAAGAACGCAAGTCTTGCTATATCTGGTGTATTCCTAGCGGCGGATGACGGTGTTCTTAATCCGCAAAACATTAAGATCCAACCTGGTGCTATTATCCCAGTAGCCAGAAATGGCGGCCCAGGTGGGGCGTCCCTTGCGCCGCTGCCACGGGCAGGGGACTTTAATACCAGTCAGATTGTTATCAATGATCTGCGCGTAAACATCAAAAAGATCCTGATGGATGACACGTTGCCGCCCGATACAATGTCGGCTCGATCCGCGACAGAGATTGCCCAGCGCCAGGCAGAACTGGCAACCAACCTGGGATCTGCGTTTGGTCGTTTGATGACCGAGATTATGAACCCATTGATTGCGCGGATATTGTTTGTCCTGGACCGCCAGGGTTTGATTGATCTGCCCTTAAAAGTTAATGGCGTTCAAATTAAAGTTACGCCTGTTTCCCCATTGGCCGAAGCGCCAAAGATGGAAGAAGTGAATAAGGTTCTTAACTTTATGCAGATTGCCCAGGCAATGGGACCAATGGGCCAAACAGCAATTAATGTTCAAGAAGCCATTGCATACATCGCCGAAAAGATGGGGGTCGATCAGCGCGTCCTTAACTCGGCGGAAGAACAACAACAGATGATGATGCAAATGCAGCAACAAATGATGGCACAACAACAGGCGCAATTGCCTGGCAATGAACAAGTAGCGGAGGCGCTACAATGAGTTTGGCAGACGGGTGGGAAAGTCTAAGTCCAGCGTTTGCTGAACCGCCAAAGGCGGATGACATCGATCTCTTATATGGTCGTGTCTTTAAATCTGAGGAAGGCCAAAGAGTGCTTAGTCACTTGCGGCAGATAACAATCGAACAGCCCTCCTGGTATCCAGGCGAAGATGCAAGCCACGGGTTCGTAAGAACTGGTATGGCGGAACTTGTTCGCTTAATCGAGCGTAGGGTGGAAAGGTCAAGTAATGTCTGAGGAAGCACAAACAATTCAAGAAGATCAGTCATTGGTCAACTTTGCAGCGCCACGAGAAGAAGCGCCGCAAGAGGCACCAATGGCTATCCATGAGCCAGAACCAGAAACCAAGGCGGATGACGAGCGCATAGAGCGCCCAGATTATTACCCAGAAAAGTTTTGGAATGAGGATGGTCCTGATGTTGAGAAGCTTGCAAAAAGCTATGCGGAACTTGAGAAAGCATTTAAGTCTGGCAAACATAAAGCGCCAGAGGGTGACTACAATGTGGATAATCTTGTCGAGCAAGGTCTTGATCTGGAAGATCCAACGGTCCAAGCATATCAGGACTGGGCAAAAAAATATGGTGTTTCGCAGCAAGCGTTCGAGGAACTAGCTGGCAATATCCTGGCAATGACAGGTGAACAAGAGCAAGCCTTTGAATACAATCGCCAGGAAGAAATGAAAAAGCTGGGCGATCGAGCGCAAGAAAAGATTTCGTATCTTGAGCGTCACATTATGAAGGCTGGTCTGGGCGACAACGAACGCCAAGCATTGGCGATGGGCCTGGATAATGCTGACGCAATCAATGCGATGGTTAAGTTTATCCAGGGTTACACCAATGAGAATATCCCAACACAACAGGTTGTTGATACTGGGGATATGACCAGGGAAGATCTTTCCACGGCAATTCGTGACCCACGCTGGAACACTGATCCAGCATGGCGCACGAAGATTGAAACCCAATGGGCGAGATCTCGTCACGCCCAGTAACTAGATATAGTTGCAATATAGGTTGTTTGCGTGTATATGTGGTTTAACGGCTAACCGCTGCGCGGCCCGTTGATGTGGTAGACCACTGGTGGGCGCGGCCACAAACGCGCAAGCGACCGCCCGAATACATCGGCTAACGGTATGCGATCATTAACGAAACCTTTATAGGAGGCTTCTGCTATGGCGCAGAATATCACCAACGCCTTTGTAACTCTTTTCGACGAAGAAGTTAAACAGGCATACCAAGGCGACAGCTTACTACGCGGCACAATGCGTATGCGTACAGGCGTGTCAGGCAACACTGTAAAATTCCCTAAAATCGGTAAAGGTGTTGCAACCGTTCGCGTTCCACAAACGGATGTAACCCCGTTGAACGTGACATACTCACAAGTCACTGCGACAATGACAGACTACATTGCGGCAGAATATTCAGACATTTTCCATCAATCACACATCAACTTTGATGAGCGTCGTGAATTGGTGCAAGTTGTCTCGAAATCTATCGCACGTCGTATGGACCAAATCTGCATCGATGCTCTAAACTCTGCGGCATCCCCATCCACAGTTGCAACATCTGTTGGTGGCGCTGGCACAAACATGAACATCGAAAAGCTTCGTGCAGCTGCAAAAGCAATGAACGACAAAAACGTCCCAGCTGAAGGCCGTTATTTGTTGATGCACTCATCACAGCTAGACGCACTATTGGGCGAAACAGAAATCACATCTGCTGATTTCGCGTCGGTCAAAGCGCTGGTTCGTGGCGAGATCAATACCTTCATGGGCTTCGAGATCCTAACTATGGGTGATCGTGATGAAGGCGGCATTCCAAAACCATCCACACGCTCATGTTTTGCATGGCATCGTGATGCGCTTGGTTATGCTGAGTCGATGGCTCAAAAGTCCGAAGTCAACTACATCCCAGAGAAAACATCGTTCCTCGTGTCATCGATGTTCTCAGCTGGCGCTGTAGCGATTGACGACGAAGGCATCGTCAAAATCTCATGTACTGAATAAGGAGATTGAAACATGGCATTCGCACAAGCAAACTGGGCAACCGTTGCAGCTTCTAAAGCTGGTTCAGCGCCAAGCATTTACAGCTATAAATCAGCGACAGATAACAAGGCGGCAATTGCTGGCTCTGGTTATTTCAACAGCGTTGAGGGTCTTATCACAACTGGTGATTGGATTTACACATATGGCTCAGATGGCGGTCAAACATTGGTCGCCACAAACACAGCTGGTGTTATCACAACAGCGGTGATCTAAAACAACAAGGGGCTGGGAAACTAGCCCCTTACCACCATAGGGGGTTATCATGGCAACAGGCGATACCGACATTTCAATTTGCTCCGATGCGTTAATCCTCTTGGGTGCTGCACCGATTTCATCATTCACCGAAGGATCTGATGCGGCGCAAGCATGTGATCGGCTTTATCCAGACATTCGAGACGCTTTGATTAGTGCTTATGTTTGGTCCTGGTCGCTAAAGAAAATTCAGTTATCTCGTCTATCCACAGCCCCAACAAACGAGTGGGCATATGCCTATCAATTGCCTGGCGATATGTTGTCGGGTGCGCTGGCCGTGTTCGAGACAAGCGGCATAACAGAAAGATCGCGCCGTTATGGGTGGGAGATTTATGGCGACCAGCTTTATACAAATATGAAAACGGTATATATCGATTACCAAAGCACGGTAAGCGAAAACAAAATGCCACCGTATTTTGTTCAGCTGTTAAAGTTTGCTCTGGCGTCTGAACTGGCAATTGTTATCACTGACCAGGCAACGAAGGCAGAGTTTTTCCAGGTTAAAGCATACGGATCGATGGCCGAAAACGGACGCGGCGGTGAAATGCGTAAGGCAATGAACATCGATGCCCGTGGCCAATCAACCCAGATTGTCGAAGATTATTCATTGATCGAGGTTAGAAACTAGATGCGCGTTACACAGTTTCAGACAAACTTTTCTGTTGGGGAACTGGATCCACTTTTGAGGGCGCGTACAGATCTGCAACAATATCAAAACGCCCTAGAAGAAGCGACCAACGTTATTATTCAGCCCCAGGGCGGATTGCGTCGTCGTGATGGATTAAAGTTTATTGATGACTTTGGTTCTTCGTTCACATCGTTTAAGCTTATTCCTTTTGAGTTTAGCGTAGACGATAGCTATCTTTTGGTTTTTGTTAATGGTCGCATTTACATTTACAAAGCTAGCGTTCTTCAAACAAACATTAATGGATCAGGCAATGATTACCTGGCGGCAGCTGACATCACAGCGGCAATGCTTGATGAGTTACAGTATACCCAGGCTGTCGATACATTAATTCTTTGTCACGAAGATCTTCAAACCAAACGCCTGGTGCGTAATTCGGATACCAGCTGGACGTTAGAAAACCTACCAATAACCAATGCGCCAAAATATGCGTATGCGTTTGACACACACCAGCCAAATTTTACTGTTACTCCTAGCGCTGTTGATGGAAATGTAACAATCACAGCATCGGCGGTTACGACTGACACAGGTACAGCACAAGCTGGTGGGGCTGACACAATCACATTGAAGGCTGCGACAAGCTATACATCCGATGATGATCCGAATGGAATGTTTATTACCCTAACATCTGGTACTGGCGCGGGACAAACGCGCCACGTTGAGGATTATGTAGCATCGACCAAGGTTCTGACAGTTTATCCTCCTTGGGATACGGCCCCAAATGCAACGACGGGATACAAGGTTGAGGCATTTGCCGAAGCTGCCGTTGATGAATATCTGCAAGTTAATAATACATTTGGCCGCGCCCGTTATGTTGAATACGTTAGCCCAACAAGCATGAAGGCTTATGTCGAAGTACCTTTCTTTGATACCACTGCTATTGTCGCTGGTGAATGGGAAAGTGAACACGGCTATGAGGATACCTGGTCAACAACCCGTGGGTGGCCCAGATCTGCAACATTTCACGAGGGACGTTTGTATTTTGGCGGTTCTAAATCCCGTCCGAATACTGTCTGGGGTTCTCGTGTTATCGATTACTTTAACTTTAATCCAGGTACAGGTCTGGACGATGAAAGCGTCGAGGCAACAATCAACACTAATCAGTTAAACAGTATCGTGAATATTGTTGCTAGTGCTGACTTGCGGATCTTTACCACGGGGGGCGAATTTGTCGTTATCCAGGCAGATGATACCCCAATCACGCCAAGCAACTTTATGGTTCGTCCTCAGACACGCCAGGGATCTAAGCCTGGTGTTCCACACGAAGATCTGAATGGTGCATCTATCTTTGTTCAGCGCCAGGGTAAGTCTCTCAATGCGTTTCAGTTTGGTTCAGACACAAGGCAATATCAGATCCAGCAAATATCTGTTTTGTCCTCTCACTTAATCAAAAACCCTGTTGACCTAGCGGCACGTCGATCAACGTCAACAGATGAAGCCGATCGCCTATTTGTTGTTAATGGTGATGACGGATCGATCTCGGTATATTCTATTCTAGTTGGTCAGAACGTTATCGCACCTAGTAAGTTTACAACGGATGGTGAGTTTGTCGCAATTGCTGTCGAGGTGTCCGACGTCTATGTAATCGTGAAAAGAAACGTAGATGGCACTGATGTTTATTACTTAGAAAAGTTTGACGGTGCTTTAACAACAGATAGCGCCAAGACGGGCGGTGCTGCCGCCTCAGTGACTATGGATCACCTTGAAGCAAAGACAGTGGAGATTATTCGTGATGGCGTTGTAGAGGCCACACAGACGGTTCCAGCCACACCGTTCACTGTGACATTTGATAAAGCTGCCACGTCGTCATATGAAGTTGGGTTAGGATTTACTGTTAGTGTAAAGACAATGCCGACCGAGCCAGTGTTATCATCTGGATCTGTCCAGGGTGTTCGCAAGCGGATTGTTCAGGTCGATGCAATTGTAAACCAAACAAAAGATCTTGTTATTAATGGCAAGCAAATTTCGTTTAGAAACTTTGGTGTTGGTGTTCTCGATCAGCCAATCGAAGCGTTTACTGGCGTCAAAACTGCGCACGGTATCCTGGGCTATAGCGCGACAGGACAAATAACACTAACCCAAAATGTTCCATTGCCTATGACGGTTCTAGGTTTGGAATATAAATTAAGTGTAGGGAGTTAATCATGTCTGGTCCAATGATGGCACCAATGTTCTTAGCATCGACTGCAATAAGTGCGGTTGGTCAGATGAGGGCAGGCGCAGCAAAGCAGGAAATGTATGACTCTCAGGCAGCTGATGAGTTGATGAAGGGCCGCGCCCAGGCGATTGCTTATAAGAAGCAAGGCGCTGATGTTCTACGCAATCTCAATGAAAACCTGGCAGCGATTATTGCTCGATCAAGTGCGGGAAATGTTGATCCAACATCTGGATCGGCAGCAACAACATATATGTTTGGCATGTCAGAAGCCGCCAGGGAAAAATACCAAGCACAAGACAATGCTATTGCAGCAAAAGGGCAGTCAGTTATTCAGGCTCATCAATATCAAGTCGCGGGTAATAATGCTCAAAGTGCTGCAAATTATAATGCTCTTGGAACAATCATGTCGGGCGCATTTATGTTTGGACGGTTATAAGGTTGTAAGAAATGGCTAGACTACCACGATATCAACGAACAGGCGTCCAGATGAGACAGCCCCAGGGCATTGATTATGCGGGGTTGCGCGAGGAAGCTGGTGCAGCCCAGGCAATGTCCCAGGCGTTTGATAAGATGAGCCAGTTTCTATACAAGGGCGCAGAAGAATACAGCGTTCAAACTGGCCTTGAACGTGTTCGTGAAGAAGGGGCGCAACCTGTTCTTGAAGTATTACAGGCTCAAGGTGGCCCCCGTGGTCTAGCAGAAAAGACAGCATATGAGGCAGCAAACCGCGTTGCCATTGCCGAGATCCGCACCGAGGCAGAGTTAGAAATCACAAAGATCCTGGATGATGGCCAGAAGAAAGGTCAATCATACAGCACGATCCAGGCAAGATTGAAAGATGTGAAGGACGGGTTCCCTGCATCTTTGTCTTTGATCGATCCCGTATCTGCTGGATTGTTGCGCAATCAACTATCTGAAACCACAAGCAAAGCAGAACTG